AAGGGAGAGTGGGTAAACACGGTCATGCACCTCTTGAATTCGTTCATAAGACCTCCTGAGTTTTGATCCCTTCGATCCGTGAAGGGTGACTGCATTACATACAGATATAGCACAGGCTATATTGTAAAGCATTAACTATCTACGAAAAACAATAAGTTATATACTTATCAATGGGTTGTGCTAGTTAATAAACGTTAGTATTCGGCAGTATTCCTAAGCTGTCGCGACATTTTTGCGACATTTTAAAGGATTAAGTCGCACGGCATCTTCAAGGTGACTAGGGGCGAAATGCGCATAACGCATGGTCATGGTGATGTCAGCATGGCCGAGAATTTTTTGCAGAACCAGAATGTTCCCGCCGTTCATCATAAAGTGGCTGGCAAATGTATGGCGCAGAACATGGGTAAGTTGGCCGGAGGGGAGTTGAATTTTCGCACGCTCAAGAGCAGAGCGGAAAGCGTTATAACAGGGCTGAGGAAACAGAGCGCCTTTCGTGTCAGGCATTTCAGACAGAAGTTCTTCATCAAGGGGGATTGTTCTGTTGCGCTTTCCTTTGGTTTTGATGAACGTGACTTTTCCGCCAGCAATTTGAGAGCTTTTAAGAGTTGCTGCCTCATTCCATCTTGCGCCGGTAGCAAGACAGATTTTCACGACTAGCTCTAAGCTTTTCACTTTGCTTCGTTTGCACTCCAGCAATAGCCGATCAATTTCTTCAGCTGAAAGGAAAGCCATTTCGGATTCATCAGTACGATACTGTCTAACGTTTTCCAAAGGGTTGGGCGCTGACCATTCCCCGATCCGCTTCAGTTCATTGAACATGGCAAGAAAGTAAGCATGCTCAAGATTCATTGTTTTTGGGGAAACCTTCGAAACTCTGTTGGTGCGAGCATAATGCCCATCAAGCCTTTTAGCGCGGTATGCAGTGAACAATTGCGCATTGAACTCTTTAGCCAGCGGGAATCCCATGCATTCTGCAGCCCAGGTCATAGCGTCTTTACGCTTTTGGCCGTTGCGCAAAGCTACGCCATGGCGTTCGTACCACATCGAAATAAGGTCGATTAAAGTTCGTTTGTCTTTCCCTTCACACAACCATGGCGCACTGTCTATCTTCTGTAGCGTATGGTTTTCAAATGCCAGGGCTTCACCTTTGGTGGCAAATTTTTTACGTATTCGCTTCCCGTTCTTACCATTGCTGCGATTGACTATGTAAAAATCGGCAATCCATTCACCGTGAGGAGTTTTTCTAACTGACATAATTATCCTCTTTAAAATAAACTATCATTGTTATTTCTTATTTTCTTTAACTAACTTAAGATTCTCAAATTTGAAAATGCAAATTGAATTATCTTTTAACGACATAGCGAAAGCTTTATCTGCCATAACATCAATATATCTATATTTATCATTTTCGTTGTTTTTACATAAAGCATTTGACTCGACTAAGAAGGTGTTTTCTCCGTCAATAATTTTACGTGCCTCACTAATTCCACGCGAAAGAAATAAAACAGGCATGAAACAAATGATGCTATAGGTAAGGAGTTTGTTTTTAAATGGTATATATTCCATTAGAACTTGATTTCTACATGTTGTGAAAAAAAGAACCGTAGCCAATATCCCTCCAAAAGCAGCATACCTTACCATTTTAGTTCCAGTGATGAGGTTGTATATGATAGACACTAATAAAATGCATAGCATAATGCCTAGGTAGCTGTATCGTAAAATATAATCAAATTTATCAGGCTTTGACATGTCGGAATATTTTACTGATAGGTTTGTTCGCGGGCCGTTGTAATTGTTCATTGCAACTTGACTAAGATATATAGCTAGAGCGACTATCATTGGCCATATTGCAGATTTGATGATATCTGAGACGCTTATGTAATTAAGTATATTGATGTCAAAATGTCCCCAAAAGCCCCAAAGATAGCATATGCTTATAAATAATGCATATGCGGTCATTAAGGTGCTATTCAGTATGGTTTTGTTTTCCATTCTTACCATCCTTCAAAAGTAAGTTATTTTATTTGGAGTACAACCCGCCCAATGATTTTAATATCGTCAATTCCACAATCAAAAGCCATACCTATTCCGCTAACTCGTACTTGTTTAATAGGGATTCGTGTAAGGGTTCTGACACTAGTTTTACCTTCTATTTCAACAAGCCACTCATCGTCATAAACTTCAGAGAAGTCCTGTTCAATAATATATTGAAGAGACCCGTTTATTACACACATCGGGTTTTGGGGTAACGGTTTACCTGGTAAAAAAGTAACTTTATCAAGCATTAAAAAACCAGCGTCATATAATTTCCCATCGACAATTTTTTGTCGTGACATTTTCATAATGTCTAGTTCTTCATCGTTGAATTTCTTTCCTTGACCCGTAGCAAGCCATTCAAGAGTTGCTCCAGTCTCAGCGATACATCTAACGACAATATCGGAGGGAAAAAAATCTCTCTTATAACGGTTGGCTAGGCTGCTGCTAGCGATTTCAAGATGGTTAGCCAAGGCTAGTTTTGATGTGAACCCATAAGCCTGAATGACCCTGTCAAGAACTTCTGATCCACCTTTTGAGAACTCCAGTTGTAGCTTCACGCAAATTTTACCTTGAATTGTAGCTCTGAGTGAGTTTACACTTCGAGCTGTAGCTTTAAGTGAATATTGCCCGTTACAGACCTGTATTGCCGTACAGGTTAACCTGTGGAGTTTGCCTTATGCGTCCTAACATTACAATCGTCATCCCAGAGCCATACCTGCCATTAGATGAGTACTGCCGCCGTACTGGCACTAACAAAGAAACAGCTAGGAACCTGATTGAATACGGGAAATTGCCTATTAAGCCGAAAGGAAAGCAGAAGAAAGGCCTGATTGAAGTCAACATGGCCGCGCTAACCATTCAGGCGTTAAGCGAATGCGATATTTCGCTTAACGCTTAATCCATCGTACGGATTAGGAAGAGGCAAACAATGTTTGATTATCAGACTTCTAAACATGCTCATTTTGATGCAGCTTGCCGAGCGTTTGCGCTGTCGCACAATCTGGAAGATGTAGCCGCTGCCGTTGGGATGCGTCCGCAGATCCTCCGCAATAAGTTGAATCCGGATCAACCGCACCGCCTGACCTGCGATGAGCTTTTGGCTATCACCGATTACACCGAAGATGCGCGGCTATTAGATGGAATGCTGGGGCAAATTAACTGCCTCCCATCCGTTCCTGTCAATAACGCCACTGAAGCCAACATGCAGTATTGCGCGTTGAGTGCCACCGCCAATGTGGGGGCAATCGCTGGGGAAGCTGTATCAACTGAGCGCATGACAGCAGCACGCCGCACACAAATTCTTGATCGTGCACGTGATGCTATCCGTTCCCTTTCTGTCCTGGCTTACACCGTTGAAAGCCGTCTCCAGTCTGCGCCGGTTCTTGCTGCTGCCGTCGATATCGTGACTACCAGCGCCAGCAGCATGATGTGAGGGATAACTATGAAAGCTTTCGTTACCTACCTGAAAAAAGAATCTCCGGCCATGCAGCTGGCCAGCGGGTCAACCGGATGGCTTGAACTGCCAAATGGCCAGCGCTGGAACCCTGGGCATCAGTACAAATTTAATGCCCACTCGTCTCGTCGCCCGCGGTGGTTTCGTTTGTTCGGAATTATCAGGGGGCGTTATGGCCATTAACTCAAAGCAGCAGGAGATCGGCCTTAAGTGGCTGGGGAATATCCGCCGTAAATACTGGAGCGAGAAAAGCGAAGCCGCTGAATGGTGGGACAAATTAACACCAGAATGGCGCGGGGTTGTTTTGCATGCGGCCGCAGTTGCTTCCGGGATGGACGTTTTCAAAGCTCACCTGTGTAAATGCTGCTGGTCTGAGTTATTCGAGCGCCTGGACTACCGGGCAATGATTCAGCTGCGCCAGGGCATATCCAGGGCGCGTTTGACGTTTGAAGGGTTCGGTAGTTTGAGTGATAGCGATTTTTCTAAGCGCAGCGCCAACCGCCAGGTGAAAAAGGCACATCCGATCCATAGCAGTAATGGCGTACAAATGATTATCGCGCCTCATATCGTTCATAAGATGCAACAGCAGGAGAATCATTAATGTCCATTATCTCTGTAAACGCCAAAGAACTGGGACAGGAGCTTGCTGCGTGGGGTGTTCCGCATAATTACGCCATTCTCTTTCTGGAGAAAAGCACCGTTAAAAATGGCCGTGTGGCCTTACATCCGTTTTTCTTTAACGACACCGAGCACATGACAAACAAGCGCCATTGGCTGGCTGTAAATGTTGCTTACTGGTGCTGTGTTTATCGTGAAGCGGAAAGCCCATTTCAGCAGGTTGAAGCGCTGGCCGGTATTCGTTCCATGTATTACGTCGCGGGTTCATTGGGTGCTGGCGAAATTAAAG